GCGACCAGATCCACGGGCCCCAGCGGTAACGGTTCGTGGTGATCACAGCGCGAAACTCTGGATGAGCGCGTCCGCGATATCGGGCGAGTGCCCAAGGATCTCGGTCCAATCCTTCTTCGGGAGCAGCTTCACGAGCTTACCCACGCACTCGTAGGTCAGCGGCCGCAATTCTTCGCGGAGTCTCCCCCACCAGGCGGCCGGCGGAATGCAGAACGGCGGCTGGCTTGAGTATGGCGCTCGCATGTCGGGCACATGCTGGGGGTCGAGCCGCTGTCTGAGCTTCCAGGCGGCCTCGGATCTCAGGTTCGTGAATCCGTGCTTGTCGCTCGGGCTAGCCTCTCCGGCGTATGCCACCGCGTTCTCGAGGCCGTACCGAGCGAGCTGGTTGGGCATGCCCTTTCCGATCCCCAGCTTGTCATAGCTCATGCGGGCGGGTGGAATACCATAAAATTTGCCATATTTCGACATCAATGCGGCCGCCTCAGGAAGGCCGATAGCATTGCTACACACGCATTCCAGGATTCCGAGGTCGTCTCGAACGAGTACGCACGATGAGTCCCGTCCGACACCCTCACCAAGATCAACCGCGAGTCTGCGAGTGGCGTGTACTGGATGACCAGGCTCGAATGTTTTTGGGGGGCGTGATTGCGATGCAGCGTAATCGAGCCAGGACTCGGGGATGAGCTGGTCGGCGGTAACCTCGGGGATTCGGGCTTCGATGTGCGATCGCACCCAGAGGGAATCCCGGCGGTACCGACGGTAGCTTGCTTCCAGCCACGTTCGATCAGCGAGGCCGTATGGGGACTTATCCCAGGTCGCATGTGGTGAATCCGTGCTCGGTATTTGGATCGCCTTCGTGGCCAGGTGGGGCGGGATGCCGTCGCGGGCATCAGACTCCGCTTGACGAATGAGCTCCACAAACCGCCCGTCGGCCCGAATGGGATTACCGATGGCCAACAGTCGGCTGTACCCCAAACTTTCAATCGCGTCCCAGATTTCGTCTTCAACGCCCGACGCTTCTTCCACAATCACAAGCAGGTGTCTGGCGTGTTGACCGCTCGCCCGCTCCACAGACGTGGTCGAATACCCAAGAGCGTGGTGACCAGACTTCACTTCGACCAAAGCTGGCGACGTGGTGATTCCGCTCGAGATCCTCGGGGCTAACCACGCACTCGCCGCCAGAGCCCGCCGCACTTCCTTCCACGTGATCGAGCCCAAGACCGTCTGGGTCGGACCCGTTACGATCACCAGGCTGTTGTCTCGCGTGCAAAGCCACCACGGAATCAGACCTCCAACCAGATAGTCCTTGCCGGTCATGTTGCCGGTGTAAACGACAGTTGTCCGATACTTCACTAACGCATCGCAGATCTCACGCTGACGTTGCCAGTACGATGGCCGCATCCGCTCGCCGGAAGGTCTTTTTCTCGACAGAAAGACTTCGTTGAACCGATGTGGATCATCCCGGCACTTCGCCAGTACCATTCCCATCGATCTGACTGCGTTCGAAGACAGCGTCGGCCTCTTCCACTGATGCGGCTAGGGCTTCATGGTCGGTGGCAGGCAATTCCGCCTTCGGAATCCTGCCGTCGATTATTTCATAGAGATATCGCCAGAAGTTAAACTCACCAAGAAGTGCCTGGGTAATGGCGACGTCCAGGAAAGCTTCGTCGTCAAGCTTTTCCGCGAGCCGGGTTCCCAATCGACGGCCGCGAGAGTAACCGGCAGGGTTCCCGGAAACGCCTGGGGGAAACGGTTTTAGGTTCTGTTCGTTAGCCAAGTTCTCACTGCTTGCTTCACTGCTTGCAGAGGGGCTCGATGCTCCAGGCCGCTACGATCGCGATCGGCAGGAGCATCAGGGCCAAGAGTACGAGCAGAACCGCCAGGGAGATGTCCAGGGTCCGCTTCATGTTCTGCCAAGGTTGAATCCAGGCCGCGATGAGCGTGAGCCGCCAAGCCACATTCACCCCGACCTGGCACATCCATCACCGGCTCTACCCCGGTGATGGGGTGTTCCCATCACGGCGATTCCAGGTAATCCTGATGCCGCTCTAAATCGATGCGCACCTTTTGCGGACGGGCTCGCCGGGGCGGGTCAGGGTCTCCCGCGAGATCGTCGGGGTCGGGCCAGCCGCGGAACGCGAAGTCACACGAGGTCTTCTCGATCTCCCGGCGAGGTACTTCACTGGTGATCATCGCTGCCATCCTTCTTGAACAGGTTGGAACACGCCCAATCCAGAACCATCCACATGAGGACCGCAGCCACGACACCCCAACCGATCGCGATACGGAACCATTCGCGGGTTACTACGGGCATGGGGGGTTCCCCTCGTGACGCTACGTATTTACCTGGTTTGAGGCTGCCGCCGCCTGCGCGGCAATCTCCGCCCGCACGTCGTCTCGTCCCTCGAGCACTCCAGCGGCCTTCGAGGCTTTCTGGGTCACCTCGATCAGCTCGGTCAAGCGGCTGTTGACCATCATGTGAATCTCTCTGAGTTTCGCAATCGCCACAGCCACCATCACGGGAGCCGCCGCGATCAATACGCCCTCAACGGCGCTAACGGCATCTTGGAATGTCACAGCTTTCATGGCCTCCACGAACTGCCCGAGAACTCATCGAGTATTTCGCTGGCCGTGCGGACCGGGGGAGGCGAAACCGGGGGAGGCGGAACCGGGGGAGGCGGAACCGGGGTGACCAGTCGCAGCTCCTCGAGGTCGACAATCCTGGACCGAACCCAGGCTTCGACCTGGATTTCGAGTCGGGCGAACTCTCGCTCTGTGTCGACGTAAGTAACTCGCCACTGGCGTTCCGTGCCAGGGACAGTCACGAGATCGCCGACCTTGATCGAGGACTCGGGCATTGCACGCTCCTCAGTTTTTCCCGCAGCTTGCCTATGGCACGGTGTTCGATTAACGAGATATTGGCCTTGGTGTAGCCAAACTGAATTCCCAAGGTTTTGAGGGTTTTCCTAACTCCATCGATACCAAATCGACTACGGATCACCTCGGCCTCGATTGGAGTCAGGGTGAGCATTATCGCTTTGCGAAGTTCATCAATGTCGTCAGACAGGTCAGGTGTGGCGTCATCGGATTCTTGAACGTCGATGAACGGTCCCAGGTCGAGGCTGTGCGTCCGTTTCAGAGCGGTCGTCGCGCAGTGCACGGCCCACTCGCGCTTTCGCCGATTGGATTGAGTGGTCGGCGGATGTCTTTCACGCAAGCGTTGGGAGGCCGGGATTCGCACGATGTTTCTGTCATAAAGGTATTGCACCATATACTTGTGAACATAGTCCGACGCGATATTTATGAAACGAGTACCCGGATATGCGTCCGGGTCAAACCTGTTCGCCGCTTCAATCAGTCCGAGATAACCCGACTGGACCAAGTCGTCATCCCGGCATACGGCCGAATAGCGTCGGGCCCGCGATAGCACATACGGGCGGTTCCGATCGACCAGCTCATTGCGCGCGGTCAAATCGCCCGCGAGGGCACGTCGGCCCAAGTCAGATTCTTCGACGGCTGTCAAGAACAATGATGCCAACCTTGCGAACCAAGCCCGAGTTCTGTCTCTTGATTAGTGTACGATGCAAACCATAACATCTACTGACGATTATCAGTTGATGTATACGCAAAGCTAAGACCTTGATGGACATACAGCTTTGGGAATTTCGGAAATGACGCAACGCAAAATGACCCAGACTTCCATCTCGTCATTCCAAACGCAGCCACGTGGGTGCGGTCCATCAGGCCATGCGGCGAGCTCGACAAGGCCTTGATCACCGAGTGTGAATCGTTGTGTCGCGAATGGGGGGGGAGGTCGTTTGCGACCAGCCTCGGGTGCGGCGGCCCAGATGTGGTCGCGAGGCATCGGTTCGGGGGGACCGAAATGGGCTTGAGCCCAGAGTTGAGAGAGAAATCGTAGTTGCGCGGCCCTTGCGCCGCGCCCGCTGGCGTAACCCATGTGGTTCTCCTTCGCGAGGCTCGACCGCGCCCCAAAGGAGAACTGGATGTGGGCGCGGAATCAGTCCTCGCCTACACCCGGGTGCCTACCTGCTGAGTCCACGGCGGACTCCTCATCGAGGCCCCCATAGATCCGGCCGCGAGAGCGCGGTACCGGATACTTCGAACTTACCCAAAGCCCCATTCCGGTGTCCAGTGGTTCACGAGAATTTCATGGGATGGGCGACTTTGGAGGGGGATGGTCACTGTTCCAATTCTTCGAGGAAGTAGAACAATATGCTGGTGAACCACCATAATTCCCTGTATAATTGCGATAGTGGCGATACAAAATGCGGAACACTAAGCCAGGAGAATAGAACAGTGGTCAAGCGCGACGACG